GTTTTTTTTTTTTGGTAAAATTGACATAGGGGAACCGGCGTCCAAATGTAAAGGAGGAATGCTCTGCCTCCAGCGCTGGCGAACCGGTGGTATTTGCACAAATCAACCACAGAAAGGAGGTGCTGCCATGATCACTTTGAAAGACATCCGCGGAATTTTTAATCAGTTAAGGAAGATCCTTGCGATGCTGGACAAGATCTATCACGCCATGGGACTGGATAAGGAGGATAAATAATGGCTCACAGAATGCCGGTCAATCCGAAAAAGGATAAGCGAGTGTTTACCAACACCGCAAAAAAGACAAAGAAAATCAACATCAACCCGAAGCCGTCGCGCGGCGGCATCCGTCTGTAAAGGAGAATCATCATGGAATTTCAGGTATACGCAGTAAAAGACGAACTATCTGGCATCTTCGGCAATCTGATAGTGGTCAATGAAAAGGTAGCCGACCGCACCTTCAGATGGATGGCACAGGAAATGGAGAAAGCCGACTGCGAGGATAAGCGGGTCTATCTTCTGGGCAAGTACGACAACGAAAGCGGCCAGATCAAGCCGCTGGCGCTGCCGATGCTCATGTACAATATCGAACTCATGAAAAAGGAGCAGCTCAATGGGAGTAAGAATCTTTAAACCCTACGAGGACGAAAAACCGCTGGCGCTGCCGAACGAGCCGGGCAACAGGTTTGAACCGGAATACAAAGAACGGTATGACGACCGAGGGCAGCCATATCTGGAAAAGGTGGGCGAAGTGGACACCTACGAGAAAATCCAGAGCTATAAAGACGAATGCGACGTCATGGCAATTCTGAGCCGGTACGCTGCCGGCGACGAAAGTGTACTGGCAAAACCGGGATGGTACATCGACACCAGCAAACTACCGCAGACCTACACCGAATACATGAACATGATGAACGAGAAACGGGAGCAGTTCAATCAGCTTCCGCTGAATATTCGTCAGGCTTTCGGTATGAACTTCGAAAACTGGATGGCAACAGCCGGTGAAAAAGAATGGCTAAACAAGATGGGCATCAAAATTCAGCAGGATGAACAAAAAAGCCCAATCCTGGCACAGATGAAACTGTGCAGAAAGGAGAAAATAAGGAATGAACCGCAACGCTGAACAACACTACAGCCAAGTGCCTCATGCAAACGTGCCGCGCGCACGCTTCAAACGAGACTATTCTCTCCTGACCACGATGAATGAGGGTGATCTCGTCCCGATCTACTGTGATGAGGTACTCCCGGCAGACACGGCAAAGATCGATCTGAATGCTCTGATGCGTATGAGCACACCGCTGTATCCTGTCATGGATAACTGCTACTGTGACTTTTACTTCTTCTTCGTGCCGTCGCGGCTGCTGTGGGAGCACTTCGAAAATCTCATGGGCCAGAACGACTCGACCTTCTGGGCGGAAACGGTAGAGTACACGACTCCGAAAACGACCGCACCGGCCGGAGGCTGGAAAGTGGGCACGCTGGCGGATTACTTCGGCATTCCGACCGGAGTAGAAAACCTTCAGGTGAACAGCTTGCCTTTCAGGGCCTATGCCAAAATCTGGAACGAATGGTTTCGAGACGAAAATCTGCAGCAGCCTGTCACGATGAGCAAATCAGACGCCACGACCGCAGGAAGCAACGCAGGAACGGCACTCACCGACGCCGAAGCCGGAGGCCTGCCGCTCAAAGTCTGTAAATACAAAGATTACTACACGAGCTGCTTACCGAGTCCTCAGAAAGGCGAGGGAGTGACGCTGCCGATGACAGGAGCGGCGCCGATTTATGGATACGGCACAGCAAGCCTCAAAGAAAAACTGGACAACACAGACCTAAACTTAATAACAAACTTCATCCCTTACTTTGCAGGCGTAAACGGAGACAAAACAAGCGGAGCGAAACCAGCACAGGTATACACCGAAAGAGACGATAGCCTGCACCCAGTACTTGGCGCAGACATGAGCAACGTAACAGCCGCGACCATCAACGAGCTGCGGCAGGCTATCGCAGTACAGCATATCTTAGAGAGAGATGCACGCACCGGCACGCGGTACAAGGAAATCCTGCAAGGAGCTTGGGGCGTCACCAGTCCAGATGCACGGCTTGACCGATCGGAATACATCGGCGGGTATAGACTGCCTATCAACATCAATCAGGTCATTCAGACATCCAGCACGGATTCAACAAGTCCGCAGGGCAACACAGCAGCATTCTCCATGACCACGATGAGCCGGAACATGGCAACGTACAGCGCAACGGAGCATGGCTTCATCATCGGTCTGGCAGCGGTGCGAGTTGATCACAGCTATCAGCAGGGCCTTTCTCGAATGTGGACACGCAGCACACGCTTTTCCTACTATGACCCAATGCTTGCAAACCTCGGAGAACAAGCAGTACTCAATCAGGAGATCTACGCACAAGGCAACGCAAAAGACGAGGAGGTGTTTGGGTACCAGGAGGCCTGGGCCGACTATAGGTACCGAACAAACATGATAACGGGAGAAATGCGCAGCACTTACACGCAGACCTTGGACGCGTGGCACTACGCGGACAAGTATACGAGTCTCCCAACTCTCTCGAGCGACTGGATTAAAGAGGGCACGGAAAACATTGACCGGACTATCGCAATTCAGAGCGACAAATCCCGTCAATTTATCTGCAACTTCTACTTCGACCAGACGTGGACAAGGGCAATGCCTATCTACAGCATCCCGGGCCTTGATACCATCTAAGGAGGAAGCGCAATGGCAATCGGGCTAATGGGCCTTGTCAAAGGCGGCCTAACTCTGGCAAACACACTGTATGGAATCTACAGCGCAATCAAAGGAAGCACCAGCAGCGCCAAAACGCAGGGTAGTATGAACTCGACTATCCAGAGCGGTACAACCATGGGAAGCACCGCACAGGACACTACAAGCGCAGGTGGGAGCGTCCAGACCGGCAACACAAGCGCACTGGGAAATCTGCTGGCAACAGCACTCGGAACGCCGACCGGCAACAATGCTCAAACCGCAGCGGACTTCAACGCAGCGAACGCAAAAACTGCCAACGACTTGCAGACCGGTACATGGATGATGAGCAATCTTCTCAACATGGGAAACGCTCTAGCATCCAATGCAATGAGCGCAGCGAGCCAAAGCAGCGCAATGCGATACAACTCCGCTGAAGCCCAAAAACAAAGAAACTGGCAAGAGAGAATGGCCAATACCAGCTATCAGAGAGGCGTGGCAGACCTTAAAGCAGCGGGATTGAATCCTATCTTAGCAGCCTATAACGGCTATGGGGCACAAACGCCATCAGGAGGCTATGGAAGTCTCGGTGGCGGTCAGACCTTCGCACACGCTCAAGCTCTGGCAGCACCAGCAGCCAAAAACGCAACCATGCAGGCAATGTATGACTACGGCAACAACACCGCACAGATCGTGCAGAACTTTCAAACGGCCATCAACAACGCGAAACAAAGTTCTGACTACTGGACAGCTGAGCACCTCGAACAGATGCAACAGCAAACCGTAAGCAGCAGCGCAAAAACCGTTGGCCAGCTGGGTGAGCGGATGGACAGCACCACACAGCAGGAACAGAAAACCGAAGGTCACCAGTTCAAGAACGAAGGGCGACTTGACGCAGGCCTTGGAGCAAAAGGCCAATTCAACTTACTGCCGGGTCTTCCGATGCTTCCATAAAATAGTTGACAAGTGGAGAAAAGAGGTGTATATTATGAGTGTACCAATCACACACTTAGCTAGGAGGCTAGTATGAGAACGCAGATCACGAAGAGATTTAATGTCAATCTTACCGACAGAGAGCAGGTAGCACTAGAAAGTCTCGAACACGAAATGATGAACAGGGGGCAGAAGATGACCACCAGCGACATCATACGAGAAGCAATAGTATGCTACTGCGAAAAGGAAACGGGATACACATTCGCCAATAAGTGGAAGCTCAAAGAAACGAAGTGACCGAGCGAACTCGGTCACTTCTGCAACATTTATCCATTAGGTTTTTTGGGCGGCAGCTAAAAATTGTGTCACCTAGCCCCTATAACATCAAGAAGGTTATAGGGGCTAGGTGACGGGAAGGTGCAGCGAAACTATATGTCATGTACAAGACCACTCGTACGACTCAACACCGGACAGATCATATCACTAAAAGCGTACCTGTCCAGAACTGGTAAATACTACCAAAACGGCAACAGCAAAAAAGGCGAAATCGGCAAAGAGAAGAAGCTTCTGGAAATGTTGAAAACCGAAGAAGCGCAGCTATTACCATGCGGACACTGTCCAGCGTGCAAAATGACAGCAGCATCCAGTTGGGCAAACAGGATGGAAATGGAACTGCCATATCATGAAAATGCGTGGTTCCTAACTCTTACATACGACAATGAAAACGTCCCATATCGAATGACATGGGACGAAGGAACAGGCGAAGTGCTTGTTGAAAATTACAGCCTCAACTATGAAGATATGAAAGCATTCTGGAAAAGACTGCGAAGGTATCTAGAATACCATGAACTTAACAAAGGAAATTTGATGTACTTCCAATGCGGGGAATATGGCGGGAAAACACACCGACCGCATTATCATGCGATCGTATACGACCTGCCAATTGAAAAAAACGACATGAAGGAGTACAAAAGGAAAAACGGAGCAGTCTATTATAACGTAGATTGGATAACAAAAATCTGGGGAAAGGGTCATGTAGTCATCGCACCAGCTGAATGGAAAGCAATGGCCTATACAGCAAGATACACCACGAAAAAAGTATACGGAAAGGAAGGAAAAAAATTTTACGAAGAAATGGGCATTTTGCCGGAAAAGTGCAATATGAGCCTAAAGCCAGCAATAGGAGCACAATATTACTATGAACACGCAGCAGAAATCTACGAAAGAGATAAGATACAGCTAAAGAACGGAAGGATTTGCAAACCACCAAGGTATTTTGATAAGCTATTTGATTTAGAGCACTCCAACGCAAAGCCACTAACAGAAAGCGAGATGGAGAGCATCGAAGAGACAATAGAAAAAGCCGAGTCTAGCGAGCTAAAGGCAATAAAAAGAGAACGACGCCGAAAAGCCAACGACGCATTCTTTGCCAAGCTACAAAAGAACAACGGCTTAACCATACAAGAGTATTATAACAAAGAAGAGCAGAAAATACAAGAGAGGTTTAAGAAGCTTATCCGGGAAGAAATCTAGCGGCCACAGCGATCAAAAAGCAGAGCAAAAGACAAGTCAAGCTGAAGAACGACAGAATAGAGGACACAGGACGGCGTAGTCACGGAAAGCTACGCCGTCCTTTTCATTCGGCGCACCAGCGCCGACCGGACGGCCATCTAGGCAAAATTCTACTTGACAAGTGTATGTTTTAGGTGTATAATAAAGGTGTAAGAAGAGCACACCACAAAATAGGAGGCGCACCATGAAAAGCTACTATGAAGAAGAAGTTGAAAACTGCGCAGCAGCACTATATGACGGTGGATGGAAAAGCGAAGACCGAGAGCAGATAAAAGAAGAGTACAACATGGATGACGAATGGACAAACGCAATCTGTGAAAAACTCAAAGAATACGAAAGATAAACCAAAAAACGTGAGGTTGACGAAAGTTGACCTTGCGTTTTTTTTTTTTGGTAAAATTGACATAGGGGAACCGGCGTCCAAATGTAAAGGAGGAATGCTCTGCCTCCAGCGCTGGCGAACCGGTGGTATTTGCACAAATCAACCACAGAAAGGAG